TGCTGCCATATCGAGACTTGGTCGTTGTCGTCAGGCTCCCAGCCGGACCACACAGGGTAGCGGAAGATTTCAGTAAAGTAGCCCGCTGATCTGCGTGCACCCATGGCCTGACCGGCGTCGTACCAGAGGTTGTCCTTGACGTTGTAGATCACTGCGTCAGTGCACTCGGTTGCTTGGCCGCGTGGATAGAAGAACCAGACCTCGTTGAACCTGGGTACTTTTGTAGCCCAAACCTTTGAGCGTTGCGTGTAGTTCAGGTTATCAAAAAAGTAGTTCACGTTCATGTCATTAGGCAAAACACGTGTCGTGCCGTTGTAGACATAGAACCTATCAGTGCCCGCCCAAAGAAACGCGCCATCCATCTCAACGATTGCGTTGCCTGACATGCAGCTGATCTGGCTGGAGATAATCTCATACCGCCAGGGGTATGTTGTGGTCCCAGCGAATGAAACCCGGATCAGTGAATCGGCTGCCCAGAACAAACCCGCCGGGCTGTTAGAACCACCACGCACTGGGAACCCACGCAAAATCTTTGCGCTTGAGACATTTGTCTGATTGGCCAGCGTGCCGTTCCAGTCAGAAAATGAGCCTGCCAAAGTGAACGGCTTGCTTGAGTCAACGTGGTTGTTGATGATCAGGCCATTTGAGCCGTAAGCAAAGATGAATGGGTGCAGCATGACCACACCACCATCAACCTGAATAGTCTGACCCGTGGGGGCGGTTCCTGCCGTATCAGCCAGCGCAACCATGGAGAACTCATCACCATTAACTGGAAGCATTGAGCCAGCAAAGATCGGACTAGCCTGGGCGTTATCAATCGCTAACAGGTTCAGGCCGGGATGAGCCAAGACTTGAAGGTCGCCCGTGCCGGAAGGGTTGAACCCAATATCGAATTGCCACTGCACTCGGCTGTCTGAGTGGAAATTTACATTACGCCACACGTAAGTGCTGCCCACTGGGACCGCACCAAAGATGGTGACTGTTGTTCTGTTTGTGCCTGAGTTGTATGTTGCGTTGATCACCGCAAAAGCTGTTGCTGATGTTGACGGTGTTGTGCTGGTGCTGTTAAAGCTCACATACGAAGAGGCAGTAAAATAGTTTAGCTGATTGCCTGCAATAACAAAAGCTGAGGTCGTGCTAGAGACAAGGGCGTTTTTGTTGTCAAATGTAGCAGTGAACGAAACATTGTATGGCCCAGCACCCTCACCCTGGCTTGTGCCCGAACGGAATACGTCGATGCCATTTTGTGTCCCTGAGAACACATAGTTGATCCCGTTCTGAGCATTCATGATCATGCCACGGGAAATGTCCTCGGACGTGTACATTTCACGGTAGCCACCCATCTTTTTTGGACGACCACGCTGGAACCGATTCCACAAACCATCAGAGTAGTTGCGCGCATCAAACTGCGTGCCATCACGCTTCACCCCAGGCTCTGAGGTGATCGTGTATACCTTGGTAGCTAAGTCTTGCGCTTGTTGATCAGCCACTTAGAATGACCCACCAGAAATTCCACCCTCAAAGGTGCCAGTGCCAGGGGAGCTGATCCCTGCCGCGCTGATTGTGCCAGCTGCGGCCCCGGCAGATGCGATACCAAGAATACCACTACCCGCAAGGTAAAGACCCGTACCGGTGTTTGTGATGAACGCTAAAGACGGGGCGCTGTACGAGCCGTTAGACAACTGAATTGATGACGAGGATCCAGAGACCGGGACAGTGTTCGCGTTGTACAAGTTGCTACCATCTGAGAACACAGTGGCCTGCAAAGCATTCCCAAGGTCAACAGTTGTTCCGGTGCCTGAGCCAGAACCAACCAGTTGGAACTGCAGGTTGTACGATGTCTGACCGGTCTGGTTAGAGATAAAGTACGTCTGGATCGTGTTGGGCAGGAAAATCTTTAAGTTGTTCGTGCGTGTCTTGGCGACGTCAGTATATATCTGAATCGTGTTGGACGCCTCAACCGTAGAAAGTGTGTACGTATTGCCAGGGATGCTGGCAATGCCCACATCCTCGGTCAGCACGTTGTACTGGAACTGCTGGTTCCGACCCTTACCAAAGGTGTACCAAGTGTTGGTAGAGCCACCAGAAACCAGAACACAGGCATCACCAATGTTTAGAGTGAGCGTTCCTGAAGAATCGACTGTGTCTGTGCCAGTTGTTTGGAAGGTCAATGCTCCAGTGCCGTTGTTACGCAACACAACAAAGAAGTCATTACCAACAACACTGGCGCTAGGCAGCACAGGTGTGCTAATAGAACCACCGGTGTACACATAAAATGTTGCCCGGCTTGTTGATGTGATTGTGGGGGCATCACTGGAGATAACGATAGGGTATGCTGTGTTAAGCAAACCATTCGCTGTGTCAATACCGTAACCAGCGATTTGCGAGATTGGCACGGTTGCAGAGCCACTGCCGTAGATTGCGCTGTACCAAACACCTGCGGTGGTTGTGTTATCCGTCAGGTAAAAGTAGCGGTACACGCCCGGGTTCATTGTGCACAGCACTGTGCCAGAAGCGTCCTTCACCAAGAAAGATGTGGTGCTTGATGTGTTGTAGACCAACAGATCGGAGGCCGTGGCTGCCTGTGTTGCGTTAGGCAGACCCAGAGAAGCCCCAGAGCCTCCAGGGGTCACGTGCATGATCCGCGCGGCCACAGCATCATTCGTGTTCGCGTAAGTGCTCCACTGCAGCTGAGTTGTCTCAGATGCGGTTAATGTCAGCGCGTTAAAGCTGACATCTGTGGGCTGGATAATGTCGCCCGTGAAGGGACTGGTAAATGTTTGGCTCATACGTTCTGCCGTGTTGTGTTTTTATCAACCATGCGCGCGTCGTTCTCGTTCTTGAGCACTTCCATGGCGCTCTTGTACATGGTGCTCCATAGTTGGAACTTGTCTACATTTTTGAGGAAAGGTTGTGCCTGCAAAAGTGAACCGTACAAGATGGCCTGGGGGGCCTCACGGGTGAGGTAGTTTTGCTGGACCTGCGCGCTGAGGGGTTGGATCCGACTGAAGTATGATGTTTCAATCAGGTACTCTTGCTCAGGGATAGGCCCGAATAACCAGTTGCTGTAGTCATAGTCAGCATAGTACATGGGCATCTGAGCATCGAACTGGCCGTTCACGTTTGTGACGTACTCTTGTGACCTAGCAAGCAAAGGCACCCAGGCACCGGACACAGGATCCTGGATCTTCATGGACGCGGTCTTGCGCCAGCGCGCGGGTTTTTGCATGGTCCCAACGGGGCTCATGCCAGACTGGGTAGACAAAAGAGGAGTGCGTTCTACGGTGAGCTGCCACAGATTGCGCGCCTCAGCGGCAATCGCAAACTCAGCCAGGGAGATCAGGCTGGGGATTTGGGCGACAAAACCAGCATCACGCCGCTCGCTGTAAGTCTGGATGTCGTTCACCAGACTGTCGTAGGTCATGACTGGGGATGGGTTGGTCATCCGCCCCTCCCGGTTTTACGGACGGGGAGTTGCTTGACGTTGCGACTTTTATCGGCTTTTGCGTATTCCTTACCCACAGACTGGGGAATGCGTAGGCGCTTGGCGGCTTTCGGATCATGTGCGACAAGCTCCATCAAGTTGTGTTGTTTTTGTGACTTGCTGGGCATGTTAGCAACCCTTGTACGATGTGACCTTACCGCCTGTTTTGCAGGCGCGTCCACCCTTCTTCAGCTTGGGCAGGTTGCCCTCATCTGGGTGCGCGACGGACTCGTCTTTGGCCAGATGTGACTTGACCACAGCCTTGATTTGGGCGATATTGGGTGCCTTTTTGGCGACGTCCTTGGATGCGCCTGCTGATGGGGGTGATTTCTTGGCCATTGTTGTTACCTCTACTTAAAGTTTAGCACTCAGCCGACATTTCGCTCGAAGTGAGGGCAGTCCACCAGGGTCGAAAAATTGCCGCCCCAGCGGTTTTTTGGGTGCAAAGATTCCCAGAATTCTCCGAGGGGAGCGAGCACCTTTTTGTCCCAGATTATTTGGCCATCCTTGAAGAAATTCAGGTCAACCGCGCACCGTTTTAGGTGGATCGAGTTGAGGGTCTTGGAGC